GTAAATATTAATTTTAAGAAACAATTTGAGGAAAATGGAATGATATTTTCTGGTCTATCTTTAGATGGATTATTACCAGAAATAATTGAAATCACAAAACATCCTTTTTTTATAGGTGGACAATTTCATCCAGAGTTTAAATCAACACCTTTTAATCCTCGTCCAATGTTTAATGGTCTTATTAAAGCTGCATTAAAAAAGAGTAAAAAAAGAGTAAAAGAGTAAAAGAGTAAAAAAAAAAGTAAGTAAATAAATATATTATATATTTAATAAAAATTATTATACATTATATAATATAAATGAGTTATAATAGAAATCGGAATATAATTAAATCTAAGTTAAAATTTAAACCTAATCCGAATTATTTATTACGTCATAATATTGTTCATCATGATAATATGAAAATTGCTTCAATATTACACAATCCAATGGATAAATTGAATAAATGGAAAATAAGAAAAACCTTAAATCAGCAATTATTTATTCGTCCATCTAAAATAGAATTAGAAAAACGTAATATATTTAATAATAGGGGGAATTTTAACAAAAGTCGAAATAAGATACAAAATTTTTTTTTAAATAAGTAATTTTTTATGAAAACTTATAACGTTCTTCTTCAACGCATTTACATATGTTATTTTCAAATTCTATACTAATTTTATAAAAAAATCCATCATCTGTTATTAGTAATAGTTTATTGTTTTCTTTACCAAATGAAACAAATATTTTAGTATGTTTTGTTCGATATTGAACAAAACTCCATTCTGAACTAAAATAAGTAGGTAAATATCCCTTTAATAATGATAATGATGATTTTGAATTGTTAACATTATCTTTAATTTTAGACAAATTATATAATTCGCTGAAACGATCTCTATCAGTTTTTAATTTAAATACGTGAATAGTTCCAGTATTTGAAGAACAAGCAAGATATTTATTATCTTGTGAAAATACCAAACTGTAAATAGTGGCAGGTTCGGTCCCTCTTCTTAATTCTTGGATTTTTTGACCAGTATATGTATCCCATATTCTAATAATGGTTCCAAGAACTGATGCTGTTGCTAAATATTTACCATTATTGGATAAATTTAAACAACAAATTTCGGAATCGTGTGCCTCAACAATATGTGTTTTATTTAATTGATAATGTTCAATACGAATAATTCCTTTATTCATTCCTAATGTTGCAACAACACTAGAATTAGATATTATTGATATAGATACAATACCATTTGGATTACTTCTAGTATCAATTGTGTTTCTTGGCTTTAAGTCAGAAAAATTGTAAATATAAGTTCTATGTTCTAAAGCAATAATAATACTTTCTCTTCTCAATTTTACACTTTTTACCTGTGTTCTAAACGAAAGTTCGCCGATTGATTTTTGACTATGATCATCCCATATAATAACTTTATTTGGCGAAAATTCTGGATTTTCACCACCACCGACGATGGCCATAACATTACAACGAAATAGCATTGAAACTATGCCTATACCTCCATTAAATAATCGTTTAATCGATTGACGAAATGGATCACAACTATAAACGGTAAATCCGTTATTACCTGAGTATGCGAAACATGACGAGTCTTGATTAAAACATATATTTAAAATATTTTGATTTTCAGAATTAGTCATAATATACCTAAATATAGTTATATATATATAATATATATTTACTTATATTAAAAATTGATTTTATTAAATATATAATATAGCAAACATGAAATTAGTTTCAGCAGGACTTATTGTAGATAAAGAAGGAAAAATATTAATAGCAAGACGTTCTAGTACAGAACCTTTATCAGGTTGGTATGAATTTCCAGGAGGTAAATTAGAAAAAGGAGAAAGTGCTCCTCAATCTTTAGTAAGAGAGTTAAAAGAAGAACTTGATATAAATAGTAAAATTATTGGACATTTTGCTGATACAATATATAAATATGAAACAGGTGAAATAAAATTATTTTGTTATTGGGTTCAAACAGATAACCCAAAAACTACTTTTAAAAAAAGAGTTCATGACGATTTAGTATGGGTCTTACCATGTAATTTAAAAAATTACAAAGTACTACCAGCCGATATTAGTATTTGTTTAAAAATGTATTTATTTTATTCGGATAATGGAAATAAATTTCCAGATTATTTATTAAATAAAATTTAGTTATAAATACATTCTATTAATTATATTAAAACATTATTAAAATAATATAAAATATTTAAGTATATTATTTTAATTTTCTATAAATGGAAAATACAAAGAAATATAATCGTTTAATAATAGTTTCATATCGCCTTCCATTAACTTTAGAAAAAAAAAATAATGAATATAAAGTTATTTGGAACAATTGTCGTTCATCAATTGCTAATTTTAAAGGTTTTGATCCTAATGTAGAAAAATTTTGGATTGGAATATTAAGTCAATGTATTCCTAATGAAGATAAAGAAGAAGTTGAAGATTTGTTATATAATATTAATTGTATTCCAATCTTTTTAAATAAACAATTAAAATATAAATTTTATGAAAAATGTTGTAAAAATTTACTATGGCCAGTATTACATTATTCAATACCATCCACAAATGATATTAATTATTCACAAAATTGGGCAAAATATTGGTCTTCATACATAGTAGTGAATTCATTGTTTGTGAAAAAAATATCTATTTATATGGAGAACGAAAATACCTTAGTTTGGATACATAATTATCAACTATTTTTAGTTCCCAGTTTACTCAGGAAAAAAAAACCAGCTGGAAGAATTGGCTTTTTTATTCATACTGTATTCCCTAGTTCAGATGTATTTCGTTGTTTACCAGAATCTAATACTATAATACATAGTATGTTATGTTGTGATATGATAGGTTTCCATACATACGATTATGCCAGACATTTTTTTTCATGTTGTAGAAGACTTTTATATTTAGAATTAGAAGTAGTTCACAATGGTTGTTTGGGGTTTAGATATCATGGTCGTAAAATAGGTATAAAAATTAGTCATCTTGGAATTAATTCTACAGATACGATAAGATTTAGTAAAAATAAAAAAGTACAAGAAATTGTTTCAGATTTACAAAAAAAATATGAAAACAAAAAAATAATATTGAGCATAGATGGAACAGATGTTGTAAAAGGTGGTGCTTTAAAATTACAAGGATATCATAATTTTTTGGAAAATTATCCTGAATTTAGAGATAATGTAATATTATTTGAATTCTTATTAGAAGAAAGAAGTCTAAATACTGAAAGAAGAGGGCAAATTTATACAGAAATCGAAAATATAAAGAAAGATTTTGGAAATAATGTTATTAAAATTATCACATTTAAAAAAAATAATTTGGATAGCTTATTATTTCTAGCATCAGTATGTAAAGTATCTTGTTTAGGATTATTCTCATCATATTGGGATGGACTAAATACATTTCCCTATGAATATACTTTACTTGATGAAGAAAATCCAGGTAGTTTAATAATATCTAAATTTATGGGCTGTTATAGAAGTCTTCCAGGTGTTTTATCTGTTAATCCATTATGTTTGGATAATGTTTCTCTCCAAATTTCAGAAGCATTAACAATGAATATCGAAAGACGAAAAATTTTACATAACTTAAGATATAATTATGTAATTAAACATAATTTTGATTATTGGGCTAATGATTTTATTACTGAATTATTGAGCATTTCTTCAAATAATTCAAAAAAAAAATATTTTGAAATTGGATGGGGTTCTCAAACAAAATTAATAGCATTAGATGCTAAAGTTAAGCACTTAGATAAAAGTAATTATATTTGTACATTTAATAAAAGTGAAAAGAGACTTATTTTACTTGATTATGGAGGTACTATAGTTGAACGACAAAATAATATTTTATTAAAGCCTTCTAAAAATATACTAAATAATATATTGCAATTATCTATCGATCCTAAAAATATTGTCATAATTATATCTGGACAGACTAGAAAAACATTAGAAGATGTTTTTAAAAAATGTAAAAGTATAGGTTTAATTGCAGAAAAAGGTGCTTTTATCAAGTGGCCAAATACTACTAATTGGATAAAATCTTATAAAAATGCTGATATTGAATGGATAGAATTGGCAAATAAAACAATTCAAAATTATACAGAAAGGACACCAGGTTCCTATAAAGAATTGAAAGAAACATATATATTATGGAATTATGAAAATAGTGATCCAGAATATGGTAAAATGCAAGCATTCGAATTATCTAAATATTTAGGACAAATTTTAAAAATGAAAAATGTAGTGAGAACTCATTATGAAATGTCAAGATTATTAGAAATAAAATTTAAAAATATTTCTAAAAAAAATGCTACAAAAATCGCATTAGGATATTTCCAATCACAATTACTTTTAGAAAATATTGATAGAAATGATACATTTATCATGTCTATTGGCAATGATATATCTGATGATAAAATTTGTTCTCTTATATCCGATAAATTTGATGATATGAAAAATAAATATACTGTTACCATAGGGCTTAGACCAACTACTGCTGATTTTTATCTTAATGATGTTAATGAAGTATCTGACACAATAGGAAGATTAATATATTCGAATAATAGTACACCAGTAATTCGGTACAGTAGATTTATGGATAGTTTATACAAAAAAATATAAATTTTAAGTGTCTAATAGATTATGTTCAAAATGACTTTTCATATTTCGTTCTATTAATTCGTTAAGTATTTTTAAAACTTTTTGCGCATATTGATCTGCCTCTACAATTTTTGATATTTCTAAATATCCTTTTGAAAAAGATTTAAAACATGATTTTGATTTTTTCCTGAAAAATAAAGCAGTATCGATTGACTTTACCATCGATAATATTGAATTTCTATTTTTGTAATTTTTAATATATTTGCTATCATCTAAATCTCCAATATAAAATATATATTTGTTATTTTTGTATCCTAAATAAATTTCACAATCGTTTATATTATGGTGACAAATATAATGAATCGTTGCAAATAATTTTCCTAATTGTTTCATGTAATTATTTAAATTTTTTCCTAATACATTTTTCAAATAATTTATATCTACTTTTTTCCCTTCATTTAAAAAAGGAACAGATAAATTAGATAAATTAACAATATTAGTTAATTTCTGATTTCCAAATACAACTCTTTCTAACATAATTATCAATAATTTTTCATTTTTGTGCAAATATATTTTATATCCATAAAATTTTAGTAATTTTGCATTGGGTAAAGATAAAATCTTATTAAATTTTAAATGTTGATTTATCTGTTGATATGCTTTAATCTCATCATTATTTTTTTTGATAAAATCTTTATTTTTAATTATCTTAAAAGCATATAATGGATAATTTACATCATATACCACTTTACTATTAG